ATGTGTTACGTGATGAAGGTGGAATCAAGAAGAAACGACCATCCATTGGGACATCATTGTCATCAAGACGTTGAATTGTACGACGGATAGCAGCATCTGTTAGAGCTGAAGCGTTGCTTGAACCTGATGTGTAAGCAGTAGTACCGTCACCACCGATGTAAGCACCACCGTAAGTTACACCAGAACCACCATTGAATGTACGACCCAATTGGATAAGTGAAGTATCTACTTGTTTACCTAAAGCATAACCAGCGTCATCTGTGTAAAAACGACGTAGGCTTGACAATGCTTGAGCTTCTACGATGTCCTCAATCATACGTGAGTATTCGTAGTGTTTGTCAATTGTTACAACTACTTCAGTTTCAGTAGCTGCTTGAAGGTTTACTTGAGTGTTTGCTGATTTTAGTGAAGCAGCACCACGAGTTGGTGAAGGGATATGAACTGTGTCACCCTTTTTACCTTCAAATGACATTTTTTTGAATAAGTTAGCTGCAACTAAATTCTTTTTGTAGGCAGCAACAATCTCGTCACTCCAAATTTCAGGAATAAAGGTTGCTGCTGTAGTTGTTGTTACGTGATTTGAGCCTAAAGCCATGATAAATCCTTTTCTATAATGTTAGATTACTCGACCTTCTCGGTAGGCTGCCATAATCTCGGGAGACATTGCATCATATCGGTCTGGGTCTGTTTGCATAAGTTTAATAATATCGCTTCGACGATATTTCTTTTTAGAAACAGATTCATTACTATTTGAAACACCTACATCTGCTGCTTTTAACTGACTATCACGGTCAATTTTAGATGTTTCAGTAACTTTCTTAGTGGTGGTTTGTCTATCATTCCAAGTCTCAAGCAGTTCTTTTGCTGAGTCATAGTCAAATTGAGACTCTGCTCTAATCATAAGTTCTGTTCGTACTTTTGAACCTTTTACCCACTCAATAAATGAAGGGCTTTGCACTGTCTCTACTAAGTTTGGAAACTCAGAGGACAACTTAGATAATACTTCTTGTTTACGCATCTGCAAAGCAGCTTGTTTAGCTTCTTTAACTGCAGGGTGGTTATCAATTGCTTTATCTACTGCATTTTTAGGTTCAGTGAAGAAGTCATCATCACTAAATTCTGGTTCTTGTGTCTTTAAGTCTTTCGATGTTTGTGTCTTAATGAAGTCATCTACAACTTTACGCAGTTCACCCACTTCACTACCTTGTTTACCAATGAGCTTCTCAGCTTCTTGATGCATTGCGATAATTTCTTTAGGTGTTTTTCCACGATATTTCTCAGGAAGGTCGTCTTCTACAGGAGTTTCTACTACTGGTTCATCCTGTACAATCGGGTCATCTAGAGAGTCCGTAATTGTGTTGTCTTCTAAAACGTCATCTAATACTTTTGCCATACTATTTCTCCTGTGCTTATTAGCATTGTAGGAAAGGGACTATACTAGTGGCAGGTTTAGTCTCTTTGAGCAATGGGTTTATGCTTTTTTGCCCAAGCCATTGCCGCACCTGGAAAGCTTCCTGAATAACCCTCTAATGAGATACGGGGTGCACTAATAAGTTTATCAGCGTCCGAACCGCATAGAGGACATGTCGAAACTTGTTTATACTCAGTTAATTCTTCGAAATTTTCTTTACAATCTCGACACTGAAAGTCAAACAGCTTCTTCATCTTGCAACTCCTTATAGGTTTGTTCTGAGACATCTTTCAAACTCAGAATCCATTGGAGAATATCTATTTGCCCTTTACGTTTATGAAACTCTTCGAAGGTTTCAATCGTATTTACTTGATTATAAGTATCAAATAAGGCTTGTGTATCTTCTATGAAATCTTTCCAACCTATGGTTGACATAGTTGTGAAACGATTTTCGTAATAGTCTTGTAATTCGTAGTCCATGCTATTGTATTCTCCATTTCTTTTTGGTATAATAGCAGTTAATGTAATTATTATAACATACCTTACCTATTTTGTCAAGGCTTATTCGTCATTTGTAACTTGACAATCTCTGCATTTCGTGCTGAGTCTTGTTCTTTAAGATTAATAGCCTTCTCTTTAAGCATTAAATCCGCTACTTTGGCTCGTTTCTCAAAGTCATCGTTAGGATTTTGATTGCTTAGGTTAGTTGATAGGGCTGCAACACGCTTAGTCTTAGACTCTTCGGGGGCAAGCTGTGTTTCAACCATAACTTGTTGAGCTTCTGCCTGTTGTTTCTGAGCTTTAGAGCTTAAGTCAGCAATCTGTGCTTGGATTAAGCCCATTTGCATTTGTTGTGCTTGTTGTTGAGCTTGCTGGGCATCTGGATTAGGTTGCATAGCCTTATTAAGCTGTTCAAGTAGGCTTGTTTTATTAGGAAGTGAGCTATTATTAATTACACCTTGCATCAAGATAGGTACAATAGGACTATCTGGACCTAAAGTCTTCATCAAGTTAATCATTTGTAGCTGTTCAACTTCACGAGCAAGCATACCAAGTGAGCTATTGACTACAAAGTTGTAGTCTTTCACTGGGAAATTCTCAGGGTCAAACTGCATGAATCGCCATGCTGTCTTCTCAATGAGTGGAATAAGGAATTGGTCTTGGAAGTTAACAAGAGTACGTTTGTTTTTCTTGATGATAGATGAAAGCACAATAGACATTTCACCCGCACCAGCAGGTTGTGTCTGCATACCAGCACTATCTAGAGTACCTGTAG